CTTTCCTTCAGCCCATCAGGAGGTGCTTATGTCACCACTTTTAGAAAATCCATCGGATTCTTCGCGTTGTTGAGTATCATTATTAATGTCCTAGATCTGCTTTTAGCAGCTAGTACATCAAACAGAAATCCTGTCAACATCGCTTTCCCAAAAGTAGGTGTCTCTGCAACCTCCTTATGTGCTTTATACAGCGCCTTGTACCTCTTATACCGCATGACGTCTCTTGGCTTATTGAAAGAAACTTGTTCTCTCACCAATTTGACCGCGTTCTCGGTCGCACTATATATTCTTGTTATCACCTCAGGTAGTTCCACCTTCAGTTCTAACTGGTTTTTAAGAGCTCTAGCGTAAGCTATTACCCCTGGTAAGTGTTTAGGTAAACCTTCAACCTCACCCTCTTTTTTGTAGTCAATTAGCACATCTACAGGTGCCGATCTGCTCTCAGAACACCCCCCGACTACGGCATGAGATGTCTTTATAGTATAAAGTTGTTCTTCTGTCAAGTCAAACTCCGGTGCTATCCTTGAGTAATATTTCTTTCTAAGCCTGACAACAAGATCTTTGCTACCTCCTCTCTGTACGAATTCTTTGAACCTAGACTCCATGGATGACACTATGTCCCTGACAGACAAAGAGATCTTCGATTCAATTCTCGAATGCATCAACGTGGCGATATTCCTTGTCAGGTACTGTCCAGTCTCACCTCTGACATGGTCGACCCTTAGAAACTCTGCTATACCACCGAATGCACATTTAGACCTTTGCAACCTTATACCTAGGGTGCGTGCTTGTCCTACCGCAGAAGTAACCAGTTTGAAATTGGTTACGCCCAATAATACATCATCCCCGTTATGCACAGACCGGCGTACAGCAGTTTCCTTCCCGAGCATCTCTCGCGTATAGATGTAGTTCAGGACGGAATTCACAAATGTCGTAAGTCGCCACCCTGACATCAATGTCCCCTTTGCTTTGTATGTTTCTTTCAACCCCATGTTGTCTGTGACTCTAGTATTTGAGACTGACTCTACTACCCACTTGGCTGCCTTCTTCTGTTCATCAGACATCCTATCATGGTTCACGTCGAGGTAGGCATTAAGTACCGCTATCATGCTAGAATTGGAGTGCTGACTATTAAAATCTTCGAAGTCTACACACCAGGGTGTCGCCCTCCTTAATACAGCCCTTACTCTAGATGACACGTATGAGGGTCTCGCCTTCGAACCAACTGGAAAATCCGATGGTAGCGTGTCTTCACAGTTAAAGAAAACAAAGTGGGTTAGCACATAACTAGTCATGTCTGATCCATATATGGCCCTCTGCTTGCCCCATTCATACTTCACAGAGGACCATGCATGTAGTTCGGGCCTGCGGTTAAGATAATGTTCTATAGGTACGTCGTCTGCTATATTCAATGCTATAAATTTATTGCGTAGTTCCCTTTCCTTTGGCAGCCCTTCCGTATCTTCAGCATATTGACTATGTATTGACCCCGAAGCCGACCACTGCCACCTCGCGCCCCAGTATTTTTTCCAGTCCAGACGCCTATATTTCTCTCTATCTGGGTCATACTTGGAGAATAGTTTCTTCGCCGTCTCGTATACTGTCTTATAAGGTATCTTCGTTAGGCACGGTTCAGTTCTATTCTTTTTCTCTGTTTTCCAGTCTACTTCTCCGGTCACCCTATTTACCAAGACGTCCAATTCAAATACATCTCTCAAGTCCGATGCTACTATGTTCTGGTATGACTTGGCCCTTACCGATATTGACTTTCCGAGCTTGGTGAATTCTTGGACTGAGCTTACCGAAAACAAACCTGCCTTTTCCACTTTCTCTACTGTGGTTTTCGATACGCTGGCACACCACAACATTATGCCTCCCATCATGGTGGTCGTTGAAATATGTTTGAGGGGCCAGGCTTTCTTGGCTCTGTCTTTCTCTTCGTCAGTCAGCACGCTCCACACTTCCTCCGCTGTGAAATGGGTATGGTGTAGAGACGAAATGTCTGCCCTGGGCAACTTCTTCAGTTCACTGTCGGACACTTCTCCTGCTGCCACAGCTTCCCCCGCTCTCCTACTGAATTGTAGGAAGACGTTATCATCTGTACACCAGTCATTGTAATAACCAGTATAGTCCTCGATGAAATGCCTCGACAGCGCGGCTAGTATCTGTTTCGTCACAGGTGCTAGTACTTGATCCACCTTGTAATATACGTAAGTGGAACCTGATACGGGAATCAGTCTTGCTTGCACGCCAGTATTGTAGTAGTTATACCAAGTGTCCATCTCATCAAATTCTCCTTCTAGTCTGTCTATTACGAGGTATTCCGCGTCTGAAAAGACACAGGCTTCATACTTTCCAAAACCATTTACTAGTAAAGCCGCTGGTACGGGGTAACTTGAAAAACGACGCATTATTGATCTGGGCACTGTCTTTCGTCCTTCTCTCTTTACTTTGTCGTCATGTTCATTAATTTCATCAGAACTATAGCTACATTCATTTATTGTTACATGTACTCCTTCTACATCATCATTATCCAGCACGCCTGGCACACCGAAACGATGCAACCCGCTCTCCGCATTAAGTATTTTTTGCTCTATGGTATGTACACTACTCGCTACAGTATTCTTAGTGCTACAATTTTTACTTACTATGGACTTGCCAATTATCAGGTCTCCTCTATTTTTAAGCTTGCTCTGCAAATCCATGCCTTCCTTGATAAACATCTTCTTCCTGAGAAATTCCTGTTCATACCGCTTGCTCCTGGCAAGCTTGTCTTTATAGTACATAAAATTATTCCGCAATACAGCTAATTTTTCCGTGTTGTCCTGCACGGATGATTCACCCCCTTCCTCGCCACTAGATTCACCCATTACCAGAATGGGAAAACTTTTTCTATCTAGCACTCCAGGGTCGACTGAAACTCTATACGTACTTGAAATTGGTATGGTGCTTGGCGCCTTGCTATCTTCTGTTTCGCAATTCATACATCTGCCGGCTTCTGTCACCGGCCTTGTTTTCATTCTACAACCGCAGGCCCAGCCTGCTGCGCAGCCTGCTGCGGCGGTAAAACTAACGCCGCAGCCACCCCGCCGCCACCCGGGTCTACCGGCGGCTGTGCTTGAACCACTGGGCCTTCCGGCAATCGGGGGGGTAGCTCCGCTGCGTCCATGCGAAAATGCTGGCCTGGTGCGTTGTGTACCCTCCGGGCAGCAAATATCGCCGGCCTAGGGGTCAAACTTGTATTTATTTTAAATTCAACAGGTTTTTTGACCCTAGTGAGGCGCACGACCGGTCTAATCTTCACTACTCTCGATTGCCACTTCATGAGGCTTATGTTAGGCTTGCTGATACTTATATTTAAAATCTGCCCGTCAAGTATTGTACGCAGCTGCGGTAATACGTGTGATCTGCCTTCACGTCTGCTTGATTCATGTGGCTCCCAGGTGTGCACTAAGTTGGTTTCGAACTCTATGCTGGCTGGTTCTACTATGCATTCCCTCACTGGCGCCCAGGACTTCTTTTCACTGCCATTCAGTGAGTCACGGAACGTAACCTCATGCCCAAAAAGTCTGTAAATATTCGCGACTATCACTTTCTGCTCAAAATCATACCTAGGGTTTGACCTCCCCAGCCCTTTAAATACTTGGACTGCTTGCAAGTGGGCAGTCGTCTCTAGGGAACACGCAACAGCTCCTAATATAATACTGCCACTCACAGGCGCGTATATAGCATCTATTTTGACTTCTGCGCCTATCGTGCCGTCTAAATCGCGTATTTGAGTTATCTTATCCATCCTATACAGATATGAAGTGTCTATCGATACTCCGCATCCTTCTGTCATCGCCGTCGGAAATTCTTTTCCAGTCACGAGAGACACAGCTGCAGGTCGCATGTGAGCTGTTGCAGTTATACCAAGCTCCTCATAAAGTGAACCATAGACGGTTCTCCAATCGTCTCTGCTTCTAGCCTCATTATGGTACAAACTGTACAAGCCATACCACATATAATAATTTAAGACTCCCGATGCTGCTATGAAATTCTCAGGTATCCCGGCCTCACTCATCGGGAAAGCTGGGCCGTTAGTTTCAGGCTCGTAAGCCACACCCTCGAGCACACCTTTAATTCTAGCTCTCGTCGGGGAGAAATTAGCTAACACCAACCTCAGTTCTGCTTCTTGCCAGGCGCAAGCTTCCATACTAGACCAGCATGGATGTAGCGCCATAGCCCCGAGTGCCTCAAGAGCTGCCGCAAAATGTTGTTCCACCCTATTCAGTCTTACATAGTCTATTATCCACGCCCATTGTGTTTGGGGTTCGGCCCACGGTATGCCGTTGAAATCACCAGTAATCACACCCGTTCCATTTACTGGTTCTAAGAGCAACTGATTGGTATCTAGACCCGGTATATACACATCGAAATTCAGCCTGGAAGTCTGATTCCTCCCCAAGACATGCACCAGGTAATATGCTTCCTGAACGCGCTGAGCCGCGTTATAAGTCATTACATACGGTTTCTCCCAGTAGTTTTCTTTGGTGCGAGCTGACCACACACCGGCTTCTACAGATTCATCATCTACGGGGAACCCTAAAAGTACTTCTTCTGTGTGATCTTCTAGCCCAGTTCCTAAGTCAACTACGACATGCGCATCTCGGTAAGGAGCCATCAAAATTCTCAATACGTTGTTCCTAGCTCCGCTGTCTTTGTATATCTTCGCTTTCAACCATGACACGAGCATGTTATACAAGAAACTTTCATGACTGTCTCCTTGCACCTGTTTGCTAACGTTCATCATAGTGTCTTCCTTGACTAGCCTCTTCGCTGAAGACGTCCTGGCAAACTCGCTAAAAGCAGCCGCACCATTGAAATTTCCGTCCTCATCAATGAATTGTTTATTGTACCCTGAATAATTAGTGTATTCAGGGACCATCTTACAAGTTTTCTTTTTTCCTGCCATCTGGAAGTCTGCACTTAGTTCCAGGTCTGAAACGTAAGTACCTATGCCGTCTTTAACAACGGCACTTGTCTTGTTCACTATAGTTAGCCTACCATCTGGCAGACCTTGAGAATTATTGTTGCCGAAGCCAAAATCAACGCTGTCAAGTACGTATTTGATAGACATTTTAAACAGGGGAATTATAC